CATTATTCGCAAATTATAAGAAATCAAAAAGGTGAAGTTATCGGGCTTTACCCTCTAATAGCTGATAATATGCAAGTAAAGCTTAGAGCAAATGGGCAAAAAGTTTTTATTTATCAAACTGCTGACAAGCAATATGTTCTAAATCAGGATGAAGTTTTGCATATTTTAGGTCTTCCTGATAAAAATGGACTTACTGGGCTTAATCCTATTGAATATAATAGGAAAGCAATAGAACTATCTATGACTACTGAGCAGTTTGGGATTAACTTTTTTAAAAACGGGGCAAATGGCAGTGGAATTTTATATCACGACAAAGTTTTAAGCGATGTTGCTTATGAAAGATTAAGAAAAGAGTTTGAAGAAAAATATACCGGGCTTATGAATAGCGGTAAACCTTTGATTTTAGAAGATGGGCTTAAGTATGAAAGGCTTAGTCTTAGCAATGAAGATAGTCAATTTCTTGATACAAGAAGGTTTCAAAAGACTGAGATAGCCGCACTTTTTAAGGTGCCTCCGTATATGTTAGGGGATATGAGTAAAGCAACTTTTAACAATATGGAACAAATGATGACAAATTTTGTAATGAATTGCTTAATGCCTCATGCGGTTAATTTTGAACTTACTGCAAAGAAATATCTGCTTAGAAACAAATCATTTTATGTGAAATTTAATCTTAACTCTTTGATGAGAGGAGATTTTAAAACAAGAACAGAGGGTTATAGAACTTTAATAAATATTGGGGCTTTAACTCCTAATGAAGTTAGAGAACTTGAAGAGTTTAATGCAAAAGGAAGTGAAGCAGATGAGCTTTATATGCAAATGAATATGACTACCCTTAAAAAACTTGCAAAGGAAGAAGATGAAAACAATTAAGATACAAGGAGAAATTGGATGGGATGTGTTAGCACAAAATGTAGAGATAGACCTTAATAATGCAAGTGGAGATATTATTGTTGAGATAGACAGCTTAGGAGGAGATGTTTTTGAAGGAGTGAAGATATTTAATCTATTAAAAGATTATAACAAAGGCGAAGTGACAGTAGTAATTAATGCGACAGCTGCAAGTATGGGCAGTTATATTGCTATGGCTGGGGATAAGATTAAGGCGCATGATAATGCAGTTTTTATGATACATAATCCTTGGACTGTTGCAATAGGAGATTATAGAGAGTTCTACAAAATAGCAGAAGTAAGCGAAGGATTAGCAAAACTGCTTGCTAAAAAATATACACAGCAAACAGGTAAAAGTGAAGTAGAGATTAGAAATTTAATGGATGAAGAGAGCTGGTTTTTTGGTGAAGAGATAGTTAGTGCTGGTTTTGCAGATGAAATTATAAAAACAGATGAGGACAAAGACAAACAAGCACTTATAGCTTTAAATAAAGAAAGATTTAAGGCAGTTGTTAAGAAGTTAAAAGAGCGTGAAGAAGAGGTGCAGAGTAAGCAGGTTGCAGCACTTGCAAAAGTTATAAAAAAAGAGTTGCAGGATAAAAAAACAAAAGCAAGTTATGAACTTGCAAAAGCAAAATTAAATTTACTTAAAAGGAGTTTAAATGGATAAGCTACAAGCACTTTTAGACAAAAGAGCAAAACTATTTGAAAGTATGAAAGCGTTAGTTGATAAAGGTGAGGATAGCTGGAATGCTGAAACAAAAGAAAAATACGACAAAATGGAAAAAGATTTTGATGCGCTTACGGAACAGATTACAGCATTACAAAAATTACAAGATTTTGAAGATAAGTTAAACGAACCTTTAAGAGAGCCTTTAATGGGAGAACCGCAAGCAAAAGGTGTAAAAGCTGATGAATATAAAGCTGCGTTTGAAGCATTTGTTAAGGGAAGTTTAACGCCTGAATTTAAAGCGACTTTACAGACAGGTGTAGATGAAAATGGAGGATATATCGTCCCAGTCGAATATCAAAAAAAAGTTTTAGAAAAACTTATTGAGCTTAGCAGAACAAGAGCTATCTCTAATGTAATAACTACTAAAAGTGACAGAAAAATTCCTATTGGAGGAGAATTGCCGCAATTTTCTTGGATTGAAGAGACAGGAACTTATGGAGATGTGAATACAAATTTCGCACAAAGCACATTAAACGCTTACAAACTTGGCGGTATTATTAAAGTAAGTGAAGAAATTTTACAAGACACATTTATAAATTTAGAAGATTATCTTGCTAATTTGATTGCTAGAGGAATTGCTTACGCTGAAGGAAAAGCTTTTGCTATGGGAGATGGTGTAAACAAACCAACAGGGTATATGAGTTTAGATGCAACATTGACTTTAAGCGGGACTGATAGTATTACAGCTGATGAACTTATCGATATTTTTTATTCTTTAAAATCCCCTTATAGAGAAAATGCAATTTGGAGAATGAATGATTCTACCTTAAAAGCAATTAGAAAATTAAAAGATGGAAATGGAAATTACATTTATGCTCCTGCGCTTGTTGCTGGTGAGAGAGATGCAATTTTAGGCAGACCTATTGAACTAGACCCTTTTGTGTCTTCTTTAGGAGCAAGCAATAAAGTTATATGTTTAGGCGATTTTAATTATTACTACATTGCTGACAGGGGCAATATCTCTATGCAAAAACTAACTGAAGCATATGCTGTAAATGGGCTAATTGGATTTAAAGTAAGTAAAAGAGTTGACGCAAAACCTGTTTTAAATGAAGCATTCACTATTGCTAAAAATGCTGACAGTTAAGGGGTAAGGGATGAAAGTTAAACTTCTCTCTCCTCTTGTAAAAGCAGATAAAAGTTATGGGGTTGGAGAGATTATAGAGCTAAATGACAATGAGGCTATTAGATTTGTGAAAAACAAACTAGCAGAACCTACAAATAAAAAACAGTTTGAAAAAATTTTGGAAGATCTTGAAGAAGAGCAAAGAAGAAAAGAGGAAGAAGAAAAACTTTTAAAAGCACAGCTTGAAAAGCAGAGACTTGAAGCAGAACTAAATGCCCTTTATGCGGAAGTTATAGAAAAAGAAGCGCTTTTAGCAGGTGTAATATTAAATGATGAAGACAAGCTAAAACTAATTGAAGAATTAAAAAATAGAGAAAGTAAGATAACAGCAAATGAAAATAAAAATACTAAATGAAGTAAGCCCTTTTGATGGGCTTATTGATTTAGAAGAAGTTAAGCTTTATCTTAGAGTTGTAGGAAATGAAGAAGATGAGCTTATTAAGTCTTTTGTATTAGCTGCTATAAGAAAAGCTGAAACTATTACAAACAGAAGCATTACGCAAAAAGAGTTTTTGTTTTATGTGGATGAAGCACTTGCATTTGAACTTCCTTATCCGCCTTTTGTAGAGATAGTAAGTATAAATGTTGAGAATTATGAGCTTGATGAGAGAGACACATTAGCGAAAGTAATTTTACAAGAGGCGCAAGATGTAGAGGTGCAGTATAAAGCCGGGTATGAAAAATTACCTGAAGATATGAAAGTGTGGCTTTTAGCTACTACTGCAACAATTTATGAAAACAGAGAACATTTTAGCGATGTGGAGACATATGTAATTCCTAATAAATTTATCGATAGTTTACTTGATAGGTATAAAGTAAGGTATTTTGTATGAAAATTGGGAAACTTAGACATTTAGTAACATTTATTGGTTATGAAACTTTTACAAACGATTTTGGAGAGGAAGAAAAAACAGAGGTTGAAGTTTTAAAAACTTGGGCAGAAATTAAACCTGTAACAAGCAAAGAGTATTTTAATCAGGGGGATTTTTTAAAAACCACACATCGTGTTATTGTAAGGTATTCTCCTATTATAAAGCCTACACAAAAAATAAAATTTGAAGACAGAGAATTTGAGATAACGGGAATAAGGGATTTTTTTGAAAAACACAAATTCTTTGAAATTATGGCTAAGGAGATAACTTGATAGATGTTAGAGTGAAAATGAATGCTGAAGAAATTGTTATGAACCTTGAAAAATTAGAGGAAAAGATACAAAAAAAACTTGTTAGAAAAGCAATGAGAGCTGGCGCTAAAGTATTGCTAGAGGAAGCAAAAGCAAGAGTGCCTGTAAAAACGGGCAATCTTAAAAAATCTCTTGGAATAAACAGCAGAACAAAAAAAGGCAATATTGTAATGTATATATCTCCAAGAGAAGGGAAAAGTGCGAAATATGATGGATTTTATGGAAGGTTTGTAGAATTAGGGCATATTTTAAGAGAAAGATGCAAAGGAAAAAGAGGGAAAATTATTAAACACATCTCTCCAAAACCTTTTTTAAGACCTGCGTTTGAGGCAAAAGGTGAAGAAGCTGTTAGAGTCTTTACAAAAACATTAAAAGAAGAGGTAGAAAAAATTGGTAGAAGTTGATGTTTATAAAAAACTAACATTATTAGATATACCTGTTTATCCTGTTAAAATTAAACAAGATACAACTTTTCCTTGTGCAGTTTATTTTGTGGTTGCAGAAATAGATAAAGTTGCTGAAAATAAGGGTGAAGTGGCTTATAAAAATTACAGAATACAAGTTGATATATACGCAAAAAGCTATAAAGAGGTAAAAGAGTTAAAAGATAATGCAGTTGAGTTGCTTTTAGAATTAGGTGCGGCTGATATTAGTGTAGTAGATATGTATGAAGACGAAGAGATGCTTTATAGACAAATTATTGATTTTACAATAAAAGGAGTGTAAATGGCTACAAGTAAAACATTAGGGACAATAGTTAGAATTAATGATGTAGATATAGGTGCAGTTTTAGCATTAGGAACTATAAGTTTAGAGAGAAATACAAAAGAATATAGAGCTTTAAATAAAGAAGAAGTTGATATTGTAGTTGGGGCTGTTAAAAGCGGGAGTTATCCTATAAAAGTTAAGTTTGACCCTGAAGATACAGGCGCACAAGGTGAATTAAAAAATGCATTTCTAAATGGAGATAATGTTAAGCTTGAAATCGAACTAAATGACAAAAAAACAGATGATGGAAATGGGACAAAATTTACATGGGAAAAAGTAGCAATTGATAAATTAGACATAGAACAAGAAGAAGATGGACTTAATATTGCGAACTTTAATGTTTTAACTCCCGGACTTCCTATAATAACACCTGCGAGTTAAGGAGAGTAGATGAAATTAACACTTGATGTGCCTATTGAGGTTAAGGTTGAAGAAGACGGAAAAGTAAAAGAAATATTAAAAGTTACTTTCCGTTACCCTACAAAACAAGAAGAAAAAGAATTTAAAGCTTTTGAAAAAGAAGTTAAAGATCTTTTTAGAAAAATAACAAAACTTGACAAGCAATTAAGAACGCTTGATAAGAAAATTGAATATGCAGAAAAACGGGAAGATTTTGAAAAAGCAGAAAAACTGCTTGATGAAAAAGAAAAAATTGAAACGAAACTTGAAAAATTAGCAGAAGAATTTGAAGCAAAAGGCGGAGAAAATTATCCTGAGGAAATTGCTAAAAAAAGTTTTAATTTATTAGTAGGCGGTGATGATAAAGAAAGATTAAAGCAATATGCTGAAATGGTTGGATACTTAAAAATTATGGATTTATTAAGAGAAGAAAGAGATAAGATAGAAAAAAAGCAATAGTGAACATTGCTAAATGTTTAAGAGAAAAAAAATGTAAAAATTTAAAACAATTTGAAATAGCCTTAGCAAATATTGCATCTAAATGCTCTATAAATTACGGAGCAATGGGTGCGATAGGCTTTTTGTATGAAAGTGTGAAAGATGAAATTAGATGGGCTGGTATTAGACCTAAGTTTTATACAAAAATAGTTATGAGAATAGGCGAACTTGTGACTATGGATGAAAAAGAATACAAAAAAAGAGTCGTAAAAGACGGAGAGATGACGGATGATGAAATAGCAAATATTTTAAAAACCGCATTTTTAAAGGATTGATTTGGCTGTAAAAGTAGGTAGTGTATTATTAGAGCTTAAAGCTGATACGGCAAAGCTTGTTAATGGAATGGATAGGGCTGAAAAATCTATCTATAAACTTAAAAGAAGTTTTGCG